ATGTCAAAACGTGTGCCGGGTGTAGGCCGTTTTATGAAAATGGGGAAATCTGTTCTAGAAACAGTGACTGATTCAAATCTAGATGATACCTAATAATATAAATATATAAGAGTGATGAGATAATTGTGGGATTTTGTGGGATAAGATGGGACTGAGTGGGATGAAGTTTGAAAAGATTTTTCATCCAGTGAAATAGAAAAAGCGGGCTTTGGGTCCGCTTTTTATTCGAATAAATCCAGATTTTGGTTTAAATGGAATTTAAGCTTTTCTTCGCCATTTACGATACTGCGGATTGTTCTGATAGTCACGCCAAATTTACGGGCTATCTTTGAGCGACTTTCTTTTTTAGCTGCCATTTCACGGATCGTTCTATTACGCATTGCAATCGTAATTGTGGTCGCCATAGGCACTTCTATTGAGTTGTTCCCTAAATGCTCTGAGAGCAGCTGTAGCTTTGAATAGCCGATGATCTGTGAAAGTTCATGATGAATGCCTAGAGCGTGCTTGTGGGGTACAAATACTAGGATGCCACCATAGCTCTCAATAAGGCTCAAAGCTGGTTTTATGCCAATAAGCTTCGCCACAAATGCAAAGTTTTTTGGCATAAGTGCAATGAGTTCTTCATCAGAAAATAGTTGTTGTGCATCAGTGATGTGAGGACGATAAACCATAATTGCTCCCGCTGTTATCCCATGTTAAGATTTAGCAGTCTTATGATTTATCTCCTCTTACTTTCGTCGGTGGGTGGAATTTAAAACCTCAGTGTTGGCGCACTGGGGTTTTTACTTTCTTATTGTTCTGTTCTTTCAATGCCGCAACGTTTGCACCATTGTCGTAAGTGATTAATGATCATGTCTGCGTGGTGACTGCTCATAAATTGCAACGCACTCACACCAACTCTTTTCTCTACAAATTTTGCTAAAGCTTTTTCGCTACTATTTCTGACCTGACCAGCCTCATGAAGCTGTAACCATAAATGGCGGATTAATTTACTTTGGTCATCATTAGCTAAATTTTTAACTCCAGATTTATTTTTTGATTCAATCTCAAAGCCAAGTTGTTTAAAGCGATCTAGCACAGCTTCAAGCTGTGCTAGGTTCAAATCTTTTGAACTGGTTTTACCAGTAGTGCTAGTAAGAATGTCGCGGTAAAGCTCATCATCTAATTTAAGATTTGTTTTGCCCACATGAATTAGCTTGATTAGATTAGCTTTCTTATTGAATTTCATAGCAACACTCCAGAACGGATAATTGCCTCTATCAAGCCACCTAGACCACAAAGAGCGATTAGAATGGCAATGCCTGCTTTCATCGTGTAGGCACGTTTCTCAAAAATGGTTAAACCCAAGCTATTACGTGTTATCCAAGCCAATTTTGCTTCTTTGAAACAGCTTCCTAATCCGATGAAGAAAATAACGAAATAAGCAATGATCAACATTGTGGTTTCTCCTTCGGAATTTTAAATGAAAATACAAGCTTCCATATTTGCTGTACGGCTTCAGACATAACTTTGGCATCAGGTTCTTCATAGCCAAATGAATTAATAAATGTTCCGTGATTAGGTGTATAAAATCCTTCCTTCTTGCACCATTCAAAATATGCATTTGCAACTTGAATCGACTTTACTTGGAAAGCAAAGGTAGCCTTTTTATGATGCACCTCAGCACGATGCTCAAAGATTTTTTTTGCTTCTTCATCTGTCAGCCTCATAGTTTTCATGAAACCTCTCCCAAACTTTCCACCACTTCAGGTGGTAACTTTTCCAAATCCTCAATGTTGATCATTTAATTTCCTCAACTTCACAATCTGTAATATGTAAATCTTGTCTATTGAAGAAAGTGGAGTTAGCTGGAATACCTGTCATACCTTTTTTCCAGTCAGCTACTACATAGCCGAAAACATCCCAATTTCCATTTTCACCACCGTTTAAAACCAATTCAGCAGCATATTTATAGAGGTCATCTTGAGTCTTGAAATCTTCATAGCCACAGGCTTTGATGCCATCAATATCTTGTTGTGATAACTCTTTAAATTCCTCTGGTAGCTCAATTTCAATTTGAGCCTCTACAGTGATAGTTACTAATTTTTTAATACCCATATTCTTCTCCGCTGCTCATCAGTACTGGATCACGACATCCAGCAGACACGGGCACTCATGCCCGTGTTTCGCTTATTTCAAATATTCCTGTTCAGGTTCGTATGTAGCTTTTTCATCGTTTGAAACTGGTTTGGCTTCCCATGTGCTTTCAAAAAAAGTTTGCCGATTTGCTTCCATCGTGTCTGAGATTTCAGAAGCAATTTCGAGCGCATGGGCAAGGTCGTCAGCCTCAACAACGTGTTCTTTGACATAGATATTTGAAACTTCAACTTTAAATTTCATTCTGTTCTCGCTTATGCTTCGAGTGTATTTAAGGCTTGATCAATCGCTTTTTGCTGAACTGTGTCTCTTGCAATGCGCTGGTTAGAACTATTCAACACGTGGTACTCGAAATATCCGCAAAGGTTGAATTTCCGAACAACTCTTAGTCCTTTCTTCTCAAGAACATCCAAGTGATTTACTTTTGTTGCCATTACTTAATAGCCTCTTTAAGTGCTTTACCCGCTTTGAATGAAGGTACTTTTGCAGCTGCAATCTGAATTTCTTCACCCGTTTTCGGGTTGCGACCAGTACGCGCAGCGCGTTCTTTTACGGTAAAAGTTCCGAAGCCGATTAATGCAACGTCTTCACCAGAGGCAAGTGCTTTAGTGACACCACTTTCAAGCGCATTAAGAGCAGCTGTAGCTTGTGCTTGAGTAAGAGATGCAGTAGAAGCGATGTGTTTGATAAGTTCTGATTTATTCATGATGTATTAACCTTTTAAGTGATTTGAACAAGCTGTAAGAATTGCAAAAAGCACATATAAATTTCTGGTAAGCCTGTTGTGTGTAAACTTCCTGCTATAAATCCACAGGTAACTATTGCGATGGAAAGTTCTTTCATTCTTTAATCCTTCAAATTGAAGCGATGTCGAGTGAAAGTGGTAAGTAACCACCAGTTGCATCATCACGGGTATAAAAGCGGAGGTATGCTTTGCTGCCAATGATGTTGATGCTGTCTGAAATGGCTTGCATTGCTTGCTTCCATTTCGGGTGGTTGATTTCAATACGTTTTAAGCCAAGTACTTTTGTGGTGCTGATGTCTCCTTTTTTGTCTACATTGAATGCGTTGTTAATGATGACTTTGATTTCGTCACGGCTGCCTTCAGTCCATTCTTCAAGACATTCGTCAATAAGTTGTTTGGCAGCTTGCAGACGCTCATCAAAACTGATGTTTTCCGCGATATTGCGTTGAATCTTCAAACGTCCGTCATAGGTCATGAGCGTAACGTTGCCTTTATTGCCACCAACCTTTGCACCGTATTGGTCGGTAGAAATTTGGATAAAGCTGGCAATATCAGCAAAGCCTTCAAGTTTGAAATCTTTTAAAAGGTCATGGATTTCTTTTGCTTTCTCATGAAGTTTGCGAACTGTTTGATCACGCAATTTGTCAATTTCTTTGACATTGGCTTCTGGTACAAATGCACCTGAAGCGTTTTCCCAATAACCTTCTGGAATAGGCTTATTCATGTGTTGCTCCTTGTTCTGATTCAATTTCCGCAGCCTTGAGGCGTTGGTAGCACTGTTCTAAAGTTTCATCTGGTTGTTTGCGCTGAGCGACATGGGCCATGAGTTGTTCTTTAGGAATATTCTTCAGCCCACGCTCAGGTTGCTTCTCATTCATATGGACAAAGCCCATCATTTCGGTAACGCTTGTATTTGGGCGTGTGAATTTTTGACGGTCATGTTCAGCCTGATCAGCTGCACGTTCAGCATCTGTTTTGGCTTTTTGAGCTTCGATTGCTGCTGAACCAAAACCATGTCTTGGTCGAGCATCTTGCACTGGTGCGTATTCAGGTTTATATGAACCAATTACTTCATATAAATAGCCGTGATTTTTTAACGGCAACTGCAATTTGCCTTGATCACGACGCTCAAGTGTTGCGTTAATTGCCCAAACCCAAGCCGCTGGCGGTGCGGGATAATTCACACGGTTGCGACTGATCTGCTTGGCAAGAATGTCTGGAGCAATTTCATTCAATAACTTTGCTGTACGCTCAAAAGTCAGGTCGCGGTTTTCTGATCTGAACATGGCTAGATACTTGATTAATGGCTTTGCCAAATCGCCAGTCATATTCAGGGATGCAACAAATGCCTGACTTGCATCGCTATGACCAAGCAAAGCATCTAGGCTGCAAGTTGCTCCGCATGCTGGGCATCTAGTTTTCATTTTTTCCTACCTCAAATGCACTTGTTCCCAAAGTTGCCAATGCGATTGCTAAACCAAAAGGCAAACGTTTGATCCCATATGAACGACCTTGATTACTTTTTGTTTTTGCAATAAAAGTTTGTTTAGCTTCTGCCTTGGTTGCTTCATTACGAGCAATTGCTTGAGCAGTGCGTTCTTCCTTTGTGCCACGACGTTTTGCTTCACCCATTTCAGTGACTCCCAACAAGTCGCAACAATGCTTTGTGGATTGCTTGGATAATTAAGCAAGCACAGTCTTCGCCAGAATCACCAAGCAAAGCCTCTTGATACAGTTCAAAAAATTCAGGATCATCAGAAATCTTCTGAAGCTGCTCCCATGTAAGTTCATTGGGAATAACCGCATGTTTGTTATCAACTAACTTATTTAAGTCTTTGTTGAAGTGCTGGCGTTTCTGTTTGATGTTCATAGACCACCTCGGAAATGCTTAGATTTGCTTTCAACTGCTGTTTGGCAATCAATGCAAAGTTTTACGTTGCCCAGCGCGCGACGACGTTCTGGAATTTCTGCACCACAGTCTTCACATTCATAGTTGCTGACTTGGTCAAAGTGTTTAATATTGGCAAGTGCATAGTCCAAATCCTGTTCAGACAAAGTGCTTGCTACATCTGCAAAATCAGCCATTGCAACCTCCTATAACCGCCATCACTAAAGCGATTCCAAAAATCCAAACCCAAAAGTTAATAATTAATAAATTTCTTAAATTAAATTTCATGGCCTAAACCCCCATCACGATGTCGCGTGTGATAACGTCCTCGCCAATTTCGACAGCAAGGTTCATTGAGCTGGTAATTAAGTTGCCAATGGCAAGTGGATATAAAAGTGAGCGTGTGGTTTTGCCAGCGCTATTGATATGAGTGAGGCGGTCTACAATTGCTTGAATACCGTCTTCAGTGATGATCGACTCCAGTGTTTTGTCGACGCTTTTAACTCGGTGTTGTAAATACTCAACCAAAGAAGTATTTGTTAGAGGTTCTAATGTCACGCTCTCACAGCGCTGTACAACTTCACGAACTGCGGGATTGCGCTCACTTAATTTGTTTGCAAGTTCTGGCTGACCAATTAAGACAATTCCAATTAGTTTTTTGTAGCCGTCTTCTAATTCAAAGAAACGCTTTAATTGTTTGAGAGTGGCAATTGGCAGGCTGTGAGCTTCTTCGATTACTAATAAATGGCTATAACCAGCTTCATTTGAATTTTTTAAAATCGTATGGACTTGGCGAAAGCGGGCCTCCGCAGACATGCATGGTTTTTCCTGACCAGCACTCACCGTATTAATGATGGCTTCAGCGATATGGCTTGATTTAAGCGTCTTACCTTTAATGTCATTGTCTTCAGTTGCAATGACGTATGGTTCGATAATTAAAATTGGTAATTTTTCACGACGAATACGGTCTAAAAGGTCACGTCGTAAAGTCGATTTACCTGAACCCGATTCACCAGAAATTGCAATGAATCCACCATGTTTTGCTGTTTGATATAGCGCTTGACGCACATAGTTGATATCGCTGTTTAAGAACAATTCTTCAACTGAGCGAATCTCACTTGTGAAAGGGTTGTCAAACAAGCCAAACCGTTTTTTAGCTTGTGGAGTCAACGACTGTTTTGCGAGTAACATGGCTTGTTCGTCCTCATTTAAAAGTGAATTAATTTGTTTGGTTCCGTGTCTTTTAACTAATGCGTTATAGACATGGTCTAGTTCTCTATCAGATGCTTTACCTGAGCGAAGTATTTCTAGAAGTGTTTTGCGCTCTGGCTTTTCGAGCATTTCATTAAAAGCTTCATCAATATCCGCTTCGCTAACATTGCTCTTGATCAGGAACTCTTTAAAACGAACTTTCACGACATCAACATTCTTCTTCGGCCACCGTAAGTAGTTGGTAATAATGTTGATTGATGCAGTACTTAACCCCACGTAACGAGCTAATTCAGCTTGCGAAATTCCATTGTCTAAAATGAGATCCTTTAGTTTTGAGCATTCTTTTTTCATGGTTGCTCCTCAACCAACAACGCGAAGTTGTGGTCGTTGTTGTGGAAGTTCTTGTTCAGCCTTGATTGCTTCAGCAATTTCACGTACTGCATCGGCAGGGACTAAACCATCTGGATAAGATTTTTTGAGGGCTTTGTAGTGATCCGTGGTCCACAGGTCACCGATTAAGCCTCTGATTTCTTTTGCTGCTTCTACTGTTGAAATAGGTGCAGATTCACGACGTTGTTTTGGTGTGGTGACTTGCTCACCAGCACGTTTGATGTAAGTCGGAACTTCAACCGCTTTAACGTCTGCCATAGCATTGAGCTGACCTTCGTATGCTGGCTTTTTCTTAGCAATTGCTTTGTCAACTTGCTCCAGCGTGTCAGCGCCATAAGCGTTCTTGAGAATGCGTTTACGGTTTTCATCAATTGCGCTTTGTGGCATTGATTTGATTTCTTCACCAATAACAGCCGCATCATTCCCAAAACCAACCCAGTCAACTTGGAGCGGTTCACATGTGAAAATGACTTCATTGCCGTGCTGATCTTTGGTCAATACATCGATGCATGGCGCACGGTATGGATTCACAACAATTTGCAACTTAGCTTTCGGGTAAACCCCATCAACATGGCGAACGTCATAATCTTGTGAGCCATAGCCTTGAATGGCGTGACTAACCGTAAGGTTGCCTTTAACTGTTTTTTCAACTGGTACTGTACTGATAAGTTCTCGGCATAATTCCATTGGTGGAGCAATGCGTAATTGCTCTGGTTTAATGGTTTGCCAAACAGCATTGCGGCTGCGCTTAGTGCGGCTATGAATTTTTGTTTCATTCCAGTACATGCGCCAATCTGCGGCTTTTGCATTTAGCTCTTGTATATTGTTGATCTGCATGAAGCGCAGACGGCCTTCAAACTGTGTTTCAACAATATTTTGAGCGTTTTCAACTTGACCTTTTGCCTGTGAATTACCAGTTGCATGGGCCATAAACATTACATCTAAGCGTTCAAGTAAGTTCCTGAACAATCCGCTGGTGTTGGCACAACCTTTATCTGTGTAAAGGATGTTTGGAACACCGTGCATCGGTTCTTGAGCAGAGCGTTTTTGAATACCGTTTAAGAAAATCTCAATTAAGTTTTCAGAACTTTCACTTCCGTACACGTACTCAACATAGATTGAGCCTGAATAGTGGTCGGTCATGACATAACGAATTACACGGTCATTTTCGATTTTCTTCACATTTGCTGGTTTGTTCTTGTAGAACTTTTTCTCATCCATGACTTGCATACCACCACGCGGGAGGTAGAACAAAACACAGATAGAGGCATCGACTTGCCAAACATGGTTCGGGTGTAGCGATTTTTGCTGTGTATGTGCCGTCGGTGTAGCTAATTGTTTCGGGTGGCACATGTTTTGTTTCATGATACGACCAACTGTTGCTGCTGATACTTTTGGTGCTTTACCATCTGCGATCAGCATTTCAAGTGCCGTTGTCACGGGTAAAGTTTTTTTGCCATTGGCGCGTGTAGCAACATGAACCATGCCACCAATCATCTCTGCCACTTCAGTCGGCACAACTGTTTTGCCTTTATCGGAGCGCTGTTTACGTTCAGATTTAAAACCTACTTTTTCAAGTTCACGGTAAAGTTGCGGTTTGCTAAGGCTTAAAAATTCACAAGCAGTTTTAACAATCGCAGCTTTCCCACCAAACTCAGCAGCAGTAAGTTTGGCTGCAATCTCACGCAAATAATCTTGTTTTGCTAAGTTTGGATTTGTCATGATTACTGCTCCACGTTTGTTGCATCAAATGCAGCAGCGTCTTGATCCGCAGGTAACCATGCTGGGTTTACCATCGTTTCAAAATCAATTTGAATTCCTAGCTCAACGCTAGTTTGTGCAATCTGTTGAAATGCACTGATAACTAGCGCTTCAAGTTGTTCTTGAATGTTGTAAAGGCCATGTTCATTGATAGTGTCTAAAACCGAGTTGACTGTGTTTTTGAAGCGCACTGTGTCGTTGTGCATTGTTAAACATGCGCTGTTTGCTTCTTCTAAAGCTTTGGCAGCAATAAGTTGCTCTTCAGATTCAGCACGCTTTTTAATTTGAACTGGGCTTTGGAGCTTTGTGACTTTTGAATCAAGTTCATTGATTTTTTCATCTTTCTTTCTAAGCAACTGATCAGAAGCTTCTTTATCAAGTTTGGCATCACGTAGTGCTTGTTTAAGCTCTCGCACTGACATGGTTTCAATAGTGTCTAATGAAACTTCTCCAATGCTTCCACCTTGTTCAATAACCTGTATTTCGTCGTCATCCAGCGTAACAAGCTCAAGCAATTTTGTTTGATTTCCAGCTTTATGCAAAAGCGAACTCGAATTCGTTTTTGAGAATTTCAGCACCGCTGACATGAATTTTTGTGCCATACGAGGAGTGAAATTCAACATTTCAACGCGCTTATTAAACTCACCATGTGGAGTAATTTCTTTTAAAATTAATAAGCGTTTGCCAAGTTCCATGACAGCTTCAACTGTACGTTGCTGGAAAAAACGAATTTCATCCTCTAGTGCACCTACAGTGATAGCTCCTTCATAACCAAGCTGTGTAGCCAAACCTGCAACAGCCTTGGTGTGATTTTGAATTTCAACTTCAGTGATTACTTCATTGCTCATAACAAACCCTTATTAAAACTGTGTATTAAGACGTTGGTTGTATTCATTAATTTTTGCTTGAACACGGTCGCATTCTTCTTTGCATGCCACACCAAAGCGAACTGCTTTCATGCTTGGCGCATAGTTGCCGTTGTCCCGTTTTTCTGCCCAACCATCTGCTTCAAGTGTTTGTAATGCACGTGTAATAAACACAGGCGTTTCATTCAAACTTTCAGAAAGTTGTTTGTTGCTTAGACCAAAAAAGTAATGACCACGAAGTGCGAATAAAACGCGTAAAACTTTTTCTGCCGATTTATTTGGTGAACTCATGCCCATCTCCTTGAGTAAATTTGATTGACATTAGTTGGTGTCTAAGTTGCTCGTTGTCCTGTTCCGCGAAGTACCATTGGGTATATCCGAATACCGTTACAAAGATGATTAGGTAACCAAATGCAATACTTCCTAATTGTTTTTGTCGCATCTCTTTCCCCGTGTGCAAAAATGTGCGAATATGTGCAAAGTAACTAAACAGTGACTTTTTGTTTAGGCTTTGGTTTTAGACCTAGGGCAACGGCAATATCATGGGCACGTCCAAAGTTTCCTTTAGATTGTCCGTTGAGTACTTTGTAAACTTCTTGTGGGATGAAACCATTACTTTCAGCCCATGAGGAAACAGGAATGCCTTGTGCAATAAATTCCTGTTTGACTTGTTCAGCTGTTTTTAG